CATCATAAACTCTAACTCCCAATAAATTTCTTGTTTCATAATCCAGAGCATATGTTGATGGATTTACTGTTAAATCAGAATGTTCTCCTAATAAAATTTCTGTCCATATTTCTTGATCTCCTGATGCTTTAACTTTATAGGTGTCCCCATTTTCAAAGCTTACCCAAATGCTTTCTTCTTTAGGTTGATAAGCTATTTTAATTGCATCACTATAATTTATTTTCCATTCATCTTGAATTTTTGTGCTAATTTTTCTTGGAACAAAATTTGCATCCATTAAGTATAAACCTTCTTTGTTTGCAAAAATTAATGCTCCTTTAATCTCAATAACTGCATCTGGACTTGTTAATCCTATTAATCTTGTAGCTTCCATTAATGACCATGCTGTTGGATCATAAGAAGGTATATTCAATCTAAATATAGCATTGTCAGAAAAAACTACTAATGATCCAGCTATTTCAGCAAATTGTGTAATATTGCCTGCATCTCCAAGATCTGTAATTGCTATATAGTTAGTTATAGGTATAATGTCTGGAGAATTAAATTCTGAAAACATGATCCAATTAGGATGTCTTTCATCATCTGATTCAGGATTTAATCTTACATTACCAGCAAATAATCTACCATTGATCATTTTTGCACATTTGTATTGTATTGATGTAGAGGTATCTCCAAACTTATGGACAGCTCCATCTGTTAAGCCTGAATCATACATTGTAACATTAATTTTTTCTGGATCTGTTGCATCTACATCTATTGATGCATCTTTTTTTAATGTCATAGACAAAGATCCTATATCATCAAGATTTTCATCTATTTTGATCATTTCATCTGTTCCAACTACTTGTGTATTAAGAACAGTATAATCCTGGTTATTTATGCCTACTATGTCGTTTGTAGATACAGAAACTCCAGATGCATTTAGATCTGCTTGAACTCCAAATGTGTCATTTCCAAAATATCCTCCAGCTATTGGACCTTGCTTAATTTCAAACACTCCTGGTGAATGAACTGTAAAACCCATTGTATTGTCTGTGTCTACATTTCCCCCTGTATCAAAAACTCCTGTTGCAAATGCAAATTTCTTTGTAGCTGATCCCCAAGCAGAAGATGTTTTAAACACCCATATATATTGATGACCTATGTCATTGTCTAAATTATTTAAATTAACATCAGCTCTAAAAATTACATCATTAGCATAACTTCCTTGGTGCTGTGTTTTATAATTTGTTGTAGTGTTAGGAACTGTTGCTATACCTATACTCCATGTTAATTGACCTGGTGATGATCCAGATCTGTATGGTAAAACAGTAGATGTTACTGCATACCAAGTGTCTTTTTTTAATTCTCTTGTTTTGTCTGCATTTTGACCTACTACTTGCCATCCATCTAAACTACTATTTGGAACTGATAATGTATATTCCCAATGGCTAAATTTACCCATTTGATGCCCATCAGTATTGTTTGCAATGTCTGATTCTCCAAACATAGTAGTGCTATGTTCACCTTGACCTGGTGAAGAATAATACCACCCTCCATGCTGTAAACCCAATGTTCTTGCATCATATAACATATTAGAAGCATCTGTAATAAAAGCTATTTTATCATTTCCTGCTATTCCAAAAAATTTCTGTGCTTCTCTTTTATGCTGTTGCATTTCACTTGGTCCTAAAACTTCATCATCCTTCCAAAATTCATGATCCAATGTAACATAACCATTTCCAAGAGATCTTATTTTTCTTACATAAGCTCCTGCATTTCTTGCTCTTTGATACCATGGTTCCCCAGGTGTGTGAGCTTGATGATAATTCATTAGGTAGTTTACTCCATATAGATCTCCACCTATTGCTGTATGATCTGTTAATCCTGTATTATCTCCATATCCCCACTGAAAACTGTTTGTCCAGGATCCTTTGTTTATACAAGTTTGAAAAGGATTATCTCTCCATATGTCTAAATCATCTGCATTTGAAGACCAGGATCCATTAGTTATTGTAATTCCTGACCAAAATAGATCTCCTCCTTGCCAATGATCTGGTCCATTAGTTACAGCTTGATTAGGAAGCACTCCTGTTATTACAGATCCTAATGATGCCATTCTTCTGCCTGTAAAATAATTTGATTGATCTGAAGATTCTTGACCTTCTGGTATATATGTGCTTAAAGTTTTAATATGATAATATTGAACACCTGTTTCATCTGCTACTGTATTTGTTCCTCTATATATCTTTAAGTGTGTTATTCTTGGATTCCATTCTAATTTGTTTATAGAAAAAACTAATTTAGCTGTAGCATTAGCTGATCCTGTAATATTAACAGTTTTAAAAGTATCTCTTTCTAATGGTCCTTCTTGAACACCATCATAGATTCCTGTTATTTTATAAAAATAATGTTTACCTGATGGCAAATGACCCCCAGAATCTACAGATGAAGAAACCCATTGATGAGGTGGTGCATATGCTTTATCTTCTATCCAATAGCCATCAAAAACTACTTCTCCATTCCAGAATGTTCTTTTAATATAATCTATATATGTAGCATAATCTTCCCATCCATTTAATATTCTTAAACTACCTCCAAGGTCTACGATTTGTATTACAGAATCATTTGTGTGTGATAGAACACCCCAATCAGACCATGATACCATGTCATCTGAAGATCTTGCTACTCTAATATTATCTCTTTGTTCTGAATCATAATAAACTACAACCCAAAATGGCTGTATTGTAGTTTGATCTGAATGAACTTTGTCAATCCATTTATATAGAATAATAGGCTGTATTTTTCTACCACTTGGATCCACTAAACTTTTTTGCAAGGCAGATATTACAACAGCCATATTTTTTATATATCCATCTTTAAAATCAACATTGACAGCTTCAATAAATCCATTTTCTGCTACTGCTGATGGACTTGATTGTTTGTCAAGACCTTGGGTAAGATTAAATTGTTTTACTGGCATTAGGCTCCTTTAGTAGATCCTGGTGTTACTCTCCCATATGTCCCTACTCCTTGTGGTTTTTCTACTGCATACCTTTCATTTAAAGCTTTTAAAAACCCCATAGAACTTTCTAAAGCTACATTAGCTTTTGTGTAATCTCCATCCATTCTCCATAATAAAGCTTCAGCTAAACCAACAACAATTTCGTGCAATGATTCATCTAATTCACAATCTTGATCAGATGCTATATCTAATGGTTTTCTTAAATGATAAATTGTAACACTATCTGTGTTTGCTGGCTTTATGTTTATGTGATCTGCAAAAACATAGCCTACTGGATTATCAGAAGAAGCTGACATAAAAGTATTTTCTAATCTCTTTACATCTTTAAATTCTATTAAATTTACATATGCACCCACAGATGCTGAATTATTATATACAGCAAAAATGCCATTTCTTATTGGTGTATATGTAAGTGTTGAAAGATCATATTTTCCATTAGCATCCAATGTTACTGTTTCACTTGTTTCTAATTCTGTAAGTATTCCATTATCAGCAGTATTAACTACTTGCATTTGTGCTAAATTTAATACTTTGTATCTTGTGCTTGTAGAGTATGCCCTGTAATCTGGATCAGCACATCTCAATCCAAGCATGTCCAACATTTCTATATTTGTCATTAATGACCTCCTGTTAAGTTTGTAGATATATCTAAAAAGTTTCTCAAATACCATTTATCTTCTAAATAGATCCATTCTGTTACATCACCACTTGCAGTAACAATATTTGTTGATCCACCTATTAAACCACTACTGGTAACATCAAATGTTATAGCTCCTTTTGAAACTATTATTATTTTCTGCATATTTACTGCTTCATCAAAATCTGTTATAGTTAATGTTCCAGTGTGTGTGTTAAAATAATTAGATCCATAAACACTTGGTGTTGCATCACCTGAAGCAAAAGTTTTAAATACAGTTGTAGTTTTAACTACTTGCTTTGATGGATAACCCTGTTGATCTAAAACTGTATCATTATTAGGATATGCTACTAAATCTATGTCAGGTGTAACTGTTGCATTAACCTTTTTCCCAATTAAAGATCTAAATACTTTTGGATTTCTTACTGTCCTTTTTGCTGATATTTTATCTACACCACCATAATTTCCTGATCCATCAGCTTTAGCACCCCCTGATAGATAATTATGTATATAAGTTTGAATTTCTGTTCCTTTTGGTGAAGAAGCAAATAATAGATCAGCATTTGTGTCTGACCAATCATAATAATTTCCTGATGTATCTTTAACTGTGAATGTCCACTGTTTAAATACTGATCCTTCTTTTTCCTCTGTTGCATCTATTACATCTGATGCATTTGCTTCTGCACTTGTAAATTTAGCCATTTATATCTCCTAATAAGTTGTTGAATCACCACCTAATCCAGCTTCTACTACCTCACCAAATTGAGGAGTAAAGCCTGTTGCTGGATAATGTAGATTATCAGAATATGTTGTTATTTTCCCTGCTCCAGAAGCTCCAATAAATAAAGATTGACTTACTGATGCATCTAATTCTATTTTAATCATCTGTGTAAAAACTGTTCCTGATCCAATTTCTGCATTTGCTACATAACTTGTTCCTGGCACTGCTGATCCACCTGATGTTGAATTGTGGTTCATAAACTTAATTACCATACTGTGTGTATTAAGAGAATTATACCATCCTAATACCAGGGTGCTATCTCCATAGTAAAATTTAAATGGCATCTTGTGATGTTGAGGTGCTATTCCTGGATATGATATTTTTAAAGTAAACCCAAATAAACTGAAAGAAGCTCCAGCATGACATGCCCATCTTGCATTTATGTTGTCTGATTGTCCCCATCTATTTGTCAAACTTTGTGATAATGTTGTGTAGGTTCTAACCTCAACCAATTTTCCAGTTGTTGCAGGGTGTTGTCCTGTTGCTGGATCTAAAGCTATAATCTTTATACCTCCACCATAAAAACTTCTTGATGTTATTTTATAGTCAGTTGCTGATGATGCTGTGCCACCATGTAAAAATACAGTATTCTCTCCAAAAGGACTACACATATCAAGAGCTTTATCTAATGTTGCAAAAGGTGAATTAAACGAGGTTCCATCATTTGTATCACTTCCTTTAGGTCCATTGTTTGTATTAGCTGTGTTAGAATTTACATACCAATAATTTGGTGATTGATTAAACACTGTTGATCCTAACTTCATGTAACTTGCATTAACATGTAAAGGTGCTTGTGGATTACCAAAATCTCCTATCCCTACTAATGGTTCATTTGCTTTCTTTTGTAATGTTATAAATTTAGTTATATCACTATTATCATCTGAAAAGATTCTCATAGTTTTTGTCGTTCCATCTTTATAGTTATCTATAACAAATGAATTTTTTTGCAGAT